TCCATATCCACCTCTCATAGGAGAAATATCTAATAAAGCAGGATGATTATAATCCATATTTTTTACATCGTCCAAAGTTATATCATTATAAGATAACCATTCTGGTAAGATTCCAGAATGACTGAATAAAACTTTATCAATTTGTAAACAAATCTTAGGTTCCAGTCTTTCTATTAAGTTTTTAACTTCGTTATAGTGATGACGATCTTCTCTATCAGCAAATCCATGTCTAATTAAATAGTTTCCACAATGATTTCCCAGTAAGCAAGTTACTCTACTTTCATTTTCTTCATAAAACTCTACTAATTCCTTTAAATTCTTTAAAGATTTAGATTGAGATACTTGAAATGGATATGGATCATGATAATCACCTAAGAAAACAATAGAACCCTGCCATTTCTGACAAGGTTCTATCCAAAATTTTCTTCCATGAACATCTGGAATTATAAGTATTTTAGTCATGTGAATATATTCTTTTCTTTTGTTCTATTTGTCTGCCTGTGGACCAATTTTTGATTTTTGTTAAATACCCAATTATCCTATCCCATAAAGAGACTTCTGTTGATCCACATTTTGGACATTTATCAAATGGTTGTTTAGCTATAAACCCACATTTATCACATTCACAATTAGGAACATTAAATGTAAAATACTTACAACCTACTTCAGCGGCATATTTGAGTATCTTTTCATATTGAGATTTACTTAAATGTGTATCTAAATTTAAATGTGCACTACTACCACCATCAAGATTATCTCCACAGAAAGCGTTACCATGTAAGTAGATTTTATCAAGTACACTAATGTCTGGATCATTAGGTTTAAAGATGTAACTAGCATATAAGTTAATATCTTCTGGTACCCAATATCCATCTCGCTTATCCCGATTATATAATTTAATTGCAGCTGACTCACCAATTCTGTTACACTCCTTCAGAAGAAGTTATTTTCTTTAATTCTTCTATTGGTGAAGGAAGATCAATTATATAATACAAATCTTTATTTGGACCAAATTCTCCGCAAATTTCTTTTTCTCCTTTTAACCTAGCTAACATTGCTTCTTCTTTCATTTTATAACATCCTAGCCATATAAGTTTATAATTATGCATAATAGTAGCAACCCACTTTGTATCAGTATTATTTCTTTTAACACCAACAAAAGTTTTTTTACGAATATTTTGCATATTCTGTTTATGAGTACATTTGCGTAAGTTACAAGAGCGATTATCTAAAGAATCCAAATAATTCAGTATTATTTTTAATTGACGGAGAAAATACTTCGATTTTCTCTCTCTATATTACTATAGAGTTCGGACTATTACATAAACACAAAATAACATTTGTGTTTCCTCTCTATTTAGTCTCTCACGCTGCACAGATAATGAAACTACTTATCCTGCTTGCGCCTCGTTGTCCAATTTCTTGGAGTTTCGAGTCAATTAAAAGAGGTTTAGACACCACATAAGTCTATGGTGTAAATTCTGTGTTAAACATAACTTCAGAAGTTTTATGAGCTTGATTTTCTTTCTTTATTGTAGTAAAGATAAGATTACATAAATTTTCATAAGCCTTATTCTTGTTACATTTAATTCCTAAATATTCTGCTGCTTGATTTAAACCGTTAACACCAATAGTGAGATATTGTTTCTTCATATCTATAAATCCAGCATCATAAACACTAAGTAAATGGGCTTTATGTAAATCTGTTAAGCACTCATTATATGCTAACTGATATTTATAAATATTTTCTAGTTTATGACATAACCATCCTTTAAATACAGCTAAATCAAATGGTTCTTCAATACCTCCCGAAATCATTCTAGATCCAGTAAACAGATTCTCCCGAAAGCCATTTTTAACTTCTTCTATAGATTCAATATAATCATCGGCTAAATCTCTAATAAAATCTTGCATCAACCTATTAAAATCAAGAGTAATAACATTCTTAGATCCAGTCATTTCACTTAATTGTCCATTAGTGAAGTTAAATTGAGGTTTAGAGATTTTAGAAGATAACCGACAGCAACTAGAAAGTGAATCAGCACTATCAGATATATAAGTAAAGAAGGAATTACCTTGTGCATATTCATCTGTTACAAAATCTGCTAATTCTTTATCGAGGAACTCGTGATCTTGATAAATAAGACATACGCTCACAACAGGAAATGTAAGAATACATTTAAGACGTTCTTGATTTAACCAATGAACAAAGTCTTTTTGTAACCAATTTAAACTCTCCCAATTAGGTTGTGTTCCATCTGGAAAATAAAAGTCTCCATACATTGTATCAAAGAAAGGTTTGTCAAATATCGAACAATTCCAAAAACATGCTTGATTACCTCGCGCCCCACTTGGTTGCATTAAAGAATAGCATATCTGTTGAAAATATTGATGAATTTGATGATGGATTGTATTTTGTCTTTGACATATAGAACTGCTTATAACTTCATCTTTATTCAGATAATAGTCTTCACCCCATTCTTTACGTAAAAACCAGTCCATACATAAGAGAAAACCAGGTGCAGCCACAGCTCCTTTAAATTGACTAGCTATAGCAAAGATTAAATTAACAAACAATCCACAAAAACTGTCAATGTTTTTAGGAGCTGCCGATAATCCACCTAATTTCTTTAATCCATCAAGCAGGAACGGATACATTGTAATTGCAACACAATATGGCATCCCTATCTGAGAGGAAGAATCATGTAAATATGCGAAGCTATTGAAGTCTTTATCCACTTGATGTACATCAAAATCTGGATAAAGTTTCTTCACATATTTCTTTAATAAAGTAAAGTTAATTTGTTGATTATCTTCTTTATGAATTTCAGAATTAAGTACTGCTATATTATGATTATTTACATTTGCATTATCATCAATAGTAGCATTAGCAGTATTATCTGACTGTTTATAAGATTCAATAAAATCTTCTTTCTTTTTGACCCAGTCTCTAATTTCCTTTCTATGATTCCGATAAAGAATATAAGATTTAGCTACTTCATTATAGTCCCAATCCATTAAAAGCTCTTCTATCTGATCTTGAATATCTTCAACACTAATTTCATCCCAAATTTGGACTTCATCTACAATTTTTGTTAATACATCTTCCTCAACATGAGTGTTTGTAGACAAAAAAGCCTTTTGAAGCGCACTCTTTATTCTAGTACGATCAAAAGGAACCAGATTTCCATTTCTTTTTCTTACTTTACACATATTATAATAATTAGTATAACTTTAGAACATCGTTTAATACCTTTCTAATATCTTCTTCTGACTAATCATATTTAATCTCTATTAACGTTACTTTAGAGGAATTTACTTCACACAAATGTCGTAATAATTCATCTCTTCGTAATTGTTTCTAAAAATCTTCCTAAGTCGGAAAGAAGAAAGGTATATATTCATAATGCTACTTTCCATTATACTCAATAATATATACTCTATTATTTCTTCGTAAAGCAAAATCCACTCTAATAATGTTAGAATTTCTTGCTAAAGATTTTGTTATAAGCTCATACTATCTATGATATTTAATATTATATTCATTTAAAATAGAAGCTATTAATTCTTCTCCTTTACTAGGAATTAGATTTTCATTGGCACACTTTTGGCAATTGCATCCTTTCAAATGAACTGCAGGAGTCTACTAAAATTCTCCATGAATCGGGCAAATAATTGTAACAGGAGTATTCTAATTTATATAATTGACTTTAGAATAATCATAATAATTTCCATGAATTTCTATCGCTCTCTTAATAAATTCTTCTGTTCCTAATCTGTATGAATTATGTACACATTCAATACAATTTCCTCCATTCATAAAATTATATGCTTGCATTTCAAATTCTCCATGAACAGGACAAATAACTGTTATAGGGTTCAAAGCACCAATATAATTTACTTTAGAATAATCATATTTAATAGTATGAGATTTCTTACATTTATCTATAAATTCTTCATTAGTATAGCGAAGCCTTTTTCCATCTTCAGAGAATCCACACTTAGGACATCCAAATTTAGTATTGAGAAAATTATAAGGTAAACTCCAAAATTCACCATGTTCTGGACAGATAATACAAATTTTCTCACGAGAACCTTTGTAAACTGCTTTAGAAAAATCAAATTTATCTCCAAATTTCTTCTTAGACTATTCTATAAGATCTTCTAAAGAATTTATTTGTTTAAAATCTTCCGATTTTCCCCTGCATTGTAAACATCCACATTCTCCTTTTAAGTGATTATTAGGTAACTGCCAAAACTCGCCATGTTCAGGACAAATGATACACACTTTTTCATTTACACCTTTCCATTCAAATTTAGAATAATCGTATTTATTATTCCATACTTTGTTTGCAGTTGTAATATAATCCTTCAAACAAAATTTTTTACCTGCACAATACGGACATCCTCTTCCTTGTAAATGTGCATTAGCTTCCTATTGAAATTCTCCATGTTTTGGACAAATTATTGTTATAATACTTTTAGAATTTTTCCAAATAACTTTACTATAATCATATTTGTCTCCATGTACTTGTCTAGCTTTTTCAATAAAAGAAGTAGTATCATTAACTTTTCCTCTACATTTTGGGCAAGGACATTTACATTCTAAATGCTAATTTGGACTTTGCCAAAACTCACCGTGAGTAGGGCAGATGATACACACTTTAGTATGTAAATTCTTGTACTATACTTTACTATAGTCATACTTATCTCCATGTACAGCTTTTGCTCGATTAATAAATTCACTTGTATTCATAATTATAAACTTTAGTTATATTCAAATATATATAAATTTTTACACAAATACAAATAAATTTATGCAAAATCTAGAATTTTTTGTACAAGATAAGTCTTTTCTATGGGATTAAATATATCTTTCTCATTATGAGATATTAAATCAGTCCAAGCGTTATATATATTAAATAACGATGTACTTTGTTCAGGTTTTACATAATAAGATGATTCTTCATTTAAATATAATAGTTTATAAGCATCAAGTGCGGTACTAACTGCTAATTTTACCTTATTAACCCCACTATAAGTATTTTTATTTTTATCAAAACAATTTCTACACCAAGATCCCAACATACTATTTAAATAATCATTAGTATAAGGAATTTCGATAGATTGCATTTTCTTTAATTTTTCACCTATATCAGAAGTTAAAGACATTAAAACATCTATTGGTTTAAAATCAAATGGAGTTTCTGGCTCTATTTCTTGTACATTTAGAAAACTTGGATTGAACACACATTGATTTAAACAGGCACCATTAATTGCGGTTCTTGCAATCTTCGCCATTGGTTTTCTTGCATCAAGAGCATATAAAAGACTAATGGAATCAAAATGGTTAGGAAAATTCAGCTCATCAGGTAAAACTGCTTGGATCCATAACCTATTATATACTATATCATCAAAGTTTATATCTCCTTCTCGGGTTAAGCTTATTTGATTTGGAAGAATTGCTTGTATTCTAAAGTCATCTGTATATTTTGAAAGTCTGTCTAAGAAAGGAGTTACATATTGTTCTGCACTATAGTACTCCTTACCTTTTATTTTAGTTGGTTTACCCTTTAGCAATTCATCAACAGTGATTTCCATTCCTCTAAACTTTTTTGAGTATCGTAAAACTCTATTTCTTTTATATCAACACCACTCCAATCATCCCAATCATAATGTTGTGCATAAGCACTCTTCCATTCATTAGCAGTATGTTCTGGAGCCATTTTTTGGAGTTTATTCCAGTCTATATCAAAATCATTAGGATAAGCGTCATCATAATCCTCAATAACCTGACCAACCTCATCCATAGATATTCCTGTGTCCTTTTGCTCGTGCTCAGCTTCAATAGCTGCCTTCAAAGCATCTGCAATTTCTAAGGTTGAGCATATTCCGACAACATGTTCCCACTTGTCTTCATATTCTCCTCCATACTCAATTACTGTATATACTTTACTCATTTACAGCTTCATTAGGATTAGCAAGATAAAAATCTAATTCTTTCTTACTTATGCCTTCTAAAGCCATACATTGTGCCTTACTAAGATATTCTGTACCTTTATAAGTTACAGGCTTACAGTTCTTATTTGGTTTATATACACCAAATGCATATTTGTTTTGTCCTTTTTTCATAATTCTAAATATTTTCAAAAGTTCCTCTTATAAGATTATTTCCTATGAATAAATCATAAGACATACCGTAGGAATTTCGACTGAAATTCATATTACTATAATCTGATGCTCCAAACAGACTTAGAACATTACGATAGTCTAGTCTCTTGCAAGAATTAAGTGCATTAGAATGTAGATCACCTTTAACAAAGTGAATATTAGGTCCATGAATATTATGTTCTTCCAACCACTCATATAGCATAACCTTAGACTTGTCATCTAAGTTAAGTGGCATTCCTCGCTTCATAAAACCGAGATCCTTTCCGTGCATACAAATAAATGTATTACCTTTTTCTTCTAGCACTCCGTAATATTCCTCCCATAAAGTAGTCTTAATTCCTACGAATTGCGCTGCAATTGTTGCCATTAAAGCTTTATTACAAAGATATTCAAAATTACCCGCATGATTTCCGCATGGAACAGAATATACTTCTATTTCTTCAGTAATATGGCTTTCAACAATACTTCCGATAAACCAAAGCATTGTATCAATAAAAGCATTGGCTTGATCACGAGGATCCATATTTTCAGGTAAGTCGGAATGATCCATCCTAGCCGTCTTTCCAAAGAAGCCAGCGCAATCTATATTATCACCCATTAACACTAAGGTAATCTTATTAAATGGATTAATTTCAGTAACCTTTTTAAGAATTTCAGTTAATCGACGCTTGCACTCATCTGGACCATAGTTTATATTCTCCTTATAAATCGCATCATTACTTACTTTAGCTCCAATATGAAGATCAGATATATATAGAATAATAGACTTATCATCTCTTACTCCATTTCCTTCAATTTTAATTGGATGTAAGTTGTCAGGAACAGTTATAGAGAATTGAGAAATATTTTGTAATTGCTTCTTTAAATCAATATTCTCTTGTGCATACTTCTTGAGTAGCTTCTCATTATTTTTAATTAAATCCTCTTCAGCTTTTCTCAAGAAACTATTCTCTTTTTCTCTTAGCTGTATTTCTCTTAACTCTTCTTCGCTTTTTTCCTCAATATCGTGAGGAGCAAATGGGGCAGATGCTTTAGTGATATTATAAGCTCTTAATATTCGTTTAAAATCTACAAGAGATAAGTCAACAAAATGTCTAGAAATGACTCTTTGAGTAAGAGAATCACCATAATATGAATATAACCGATGAATGGTACTCATTTCAGATCTAGTTAATTTTCCTATAAGAGGAGCTTTATTTTTACGAAAGATCTGATAACTATAATACTTTATATGCCCATTTTCATCACGAATATAAGATATTTCTGCTCTATCATCAGTTTCAACTAAGATTTCTTTATGTCCCACAACCTCATTATATAAATTAAGCAAATGCTTAACTTCATCGGTTTCATCATCATGCTGTTTCTTTAAAGATGATATAGCTCCAGTTATATTATTGTAGCTAATTCCACTTTCTTTACAGAAAGGTTTAAGCTTCTTTCCACTTTTCTTTACAGCGAGAAGTATATCCGTATATTTTTTTACGGTCGATTGTTTCATTTATTTTTAATTGATTTATTCAATGTTAAGTAAGCTATTACGCTTTTATAAACAAAAAGAGGTGGCTAAATTAATAGCCACCTCTCACAAGTTTGTGTCTCTCGAAAAATTACGCTCTTTCTATTCCAAATACTTCATATACACCTACTCTAGAAGACTTGGAAGGAGTATAAGTTGCTGTAAATGCTATAGATTCACCATCAACTACTTGCTTTGTGTACTTGCAAGTAATATTTCCTTTATAGCCCTTATCAGTATAAAGTTTCTTTGCAATTTCCTTAGCCTTAGCTTTGGTTTCATCAGTATGAGCAATCTCTGCACCTGTTTCCTTATCAATCAGACTATAAATAGTCTTATATTTACGTGCACCTTTCTCATTCTTTACATCTTCAATTGTATAAGGACGCTCACGAGTATCTGCAACAGCAGCTTCGACTGTAATAGAGAAACCTACACCAGCAACGTTCTTAGACTTCTTAGCAAGATAGTCAAGCATGAATTGCTTTTTGTCAGCATCAGTAACGCCATTTACTTGTTTCTTTTTCCAAATCTTATATGCCTGTGTTGCATCACCCATAATATCAAATGGTGCCTTTGCAAATGCTTCCTCTTTAGTTGCTCCAGTTACTTCAAGTCTCTTAAAATTCATAATTTGTGTACTCATAATTCAATAAAAAATTTAAAAACATTAATTCATATTAACATCTAACATACAAAATTACTGTATCTTATTAAATTCTCAAAGTAATCTATAAAATTATCTTAAACTTTTTTATCTACACCTCTGTTTCTCAGAGAAGGTACTGCAAATATAGTATATTCACCGCACTCTCCCAAAATAAAACAAAGATTTTTATCTGTTAAACAGTGTTAATTACACAAATTTTCTAATTAGAACGGAAGACTATTTAATAATAGCTCTCGTACTTTTTTAGGAATATCCTTGTTATTCAGACCAAAAGTTGGAAATTGCTTACATCCATAAGCAAAGTCTGAACATACTATAGATAATCCTCTTATTGTTTCCTCTGGTAAATCATTCCCAACTATCTTTTTTATTACTTGATAGCAGGTTATAGTAGGATTTTTCTTGCTAAGGTTAAAAGTTAAGTAACCTATCAAAGAAATAACAGCAAATTTGGAGTTAATATCAGTTCCCATATATCCAAGGGAATATGGACTATAACCCCTTTCTAACTCATCCAAATCTATATCCTTTAGAATAATAGTATGCTACTAATCTTAGTAAGTATTTGAACTCATTAAACCCTTCCATAAAATCCTTTTTGCTCATAGGAACTACCTTTGTATAGTATTGTGGTATTGTTGATACTACTAAGAAATTTCCTCTACAAGTAGGATTCTCTATATTGTAGTATTTCTTAGCGCAAAGCTGTAATAAGTATGTGTACATCATTTTGTTTCATTAAGCTCGTTAAACTTAATGCTTGGGGCTGTATGTTACCATACAGATCAGATCATGTCATTATCCTATTAGGATATTTCCTATTTCGTTTCACTTGAAACTACGTCTTTCGACTGATCGTTGAACATTTTGTGATAAATTTGTTTTACTTTTTGTAAAAATTGATCTTTAGTATAATCTAATTTCATTCGATTACATTGTGGGCAACAGGATACACAATTATCAATAGTATATCCTTTAGAGGAATCAATTCTATCGATTCCATTTACATATACTAATTTATCAGAAGTTTTCCTTTTTCCTGATTTGTTCCACATATTATCAGCTGTAGGAGGTTCACCACAATAATAACAGTTTCCATGTATGAGTTTAGAATATTCTTCTAAACTCAATTTAAAAGGTTTCTGTTGTCTAGTAGGATATTTCTGATTATCTGCAATAATTTTACTAGAGTAATAAGAATACATTCTTTCTTCAATAGGAGCATACATTCCTATTTTAGTCCTTCCAAACGCAGCCTTTTCAGAATAAGGGTGTTCACAATAATAACAGGTATCTTTTTTATGTTTTTTCATATTAGTTATTAATTGAGATTGTTCCTTTCCACATTTTGTACATCGAACAATCCATTCATTACCCTTAACTAGTCTAATTAACTCATAGCAATTACCTATTATTTGTCCAGGTTTATATTTTCTAGATTTGTGAACTTCGGGTTTACAATATTTACAATATTGGGGAGATTCTCGTTTATAATCTAATAATCTAGATCCAGAAATTTCAAACTGCCTATGGCAATTTAAGCATTCTATAAGATATTTGTTTGTACCTGAACCTAAGTAACCAATTACTTTCAAATTTCCATAAATAGATCCATTTGGGTATGTTTTAGAATTAAAGAGAGCACCACACTCTTTACACTTATCTAATTTTTCATATTTATGAATATCTGACCGTACAATTAAAAATTCTGCGCCACATTTAGTACATTTAACTTTCCATCTTTGTGTTTCTGGAAACTCTTCAATGAGTTCTAGTGGTCCTACAATAAGACCTTTGTAAAATTTTTTATCACAACTTTGCTGCAAATTGTCCATAACAAATAATTTTAAATTTCTTTTTTTAATCTTTATTATCTAACTATATACAAATATAATTATATTTTAAGATTAATACAAATAAAAATTTAAAATTTTTATTTTGGAGTTTCTTGCAATTAAGGAAATTTTCTGTTAATATTATTACTAACAGGGGCATTAAAGTTCACCCAATTCACGCCTATAGCAATACCTGTCTACGCTTCCGCCCTTACAATTGAACTCAGATAGTATTTTACCTATAGTTTTAATGTCATTGACAACTATAGTATTAGTTTCTTTATCAATTGTATAGTTATCTAGCTTTGATTTTAACCTTAGAACAAACGGATCTACATCAGGAACCTCAACTGATACGTCAAGGAGTATTGCTTGTTCATTTTCTGATATAGGGTCTTCAAGCAATCCTTCTGGATGTAATAGACTCTGGATTGCTTTATTCTTCTCTATTGCACTTACACACTGTTGTACTTTATCTCTTCCTCTCGGATCAAGGTAAATAGGAGTACTTGTTAGCGTAGAACTTTCTTCATACTGCTTTCTGTTTCTCCAATAAGCCCCACATTTTGCAAGAAGCACATCAATTCTATCTTGATTCATCTTTCCCTTATAATAATCTATCTTGTCAGAAGCATTTACAATTACCTCTGTTGTTAGATTATCGTTTAGAAAGTCCTTATACAGCTCATCAGCCATATATCCAGCCTTAGATGTAGGTCTATCGGCACTAGAACACATGTGAAACAGCTCTGGCTGTAATACAAGCTCATGAACTGCACTTCCTATAAGTAAGCTATCAGAATAGATGTTATGTTTACCTAATCCTTCAAAGAAGATTTCAGGGCTTCCTTCTTGCTCTGGATTAATTAAAGATAAACGAGAATTACTAATATATCCTCCATATTTTTCTGAGAAATACTCAGCGTCGTCTATCTTCTCTAACCTTAAACTATCAAGAATAGGAGTTATTTTAATTTCCTCTAGAGATTCCTTGCTTATAGTCATTGACTAATTTGTCAAATCCAGCAATTATTTCTCGCCATATATCAAAAGCCTGTTCAATTTCTTGTAATTGTAAAGTATATATACGACCTACTGGACCCCAATCTTGATTATTTAAAGAGTCCATTAAAAGGCACGGAATACCTTTACTATTTAAGTCAATGAAGTTCTTGATTGAATCATCTACAAAAACATCAACTCTATGTTTGAGTATATCTGCTTTACTTAGATGATAGCCAGGAATTTGATACAGTGGACTGTTCAATCCATGCTGTTTTAAATACTTTTTTGTCCATCTTTTATTATTGACTCTGGCACTACAAAACAACCTAGGCTCAAAATCTGGCAACCTTATTATAGGTAAATTAAGCCAGAAATCACGTTCTTTAATTAAGATGTGATTTACATTTCGACTGATAGCCCAGTCACATTTTGGAAAATGTCCAAATCTTTTTAGGTATCCAACGGAGAATGAACAAATAGTGTCATCTACGTCTAAACCCACTCTTAATCTCATAATTCTTCAATATCTGTTATTTTACCAATTAAAATATCCTGTTGATCAAGGTCTGAAATAAATTCATGATACTCTAAGCTATCTGAATAATCAGAAAACTTATTCATTATCTTATCTTGACAATCAGAGTTTGAATTAGCGTTAATAACTAAGTTATACACTTCAGACTCATTAATATCACAAACAGGAATAATATACTTATTCATTGCTTAAATGGTTCTCGTGATAGCACTTTAACAGTTTATAAAAGAAATCTACGTCTATAATAGCAACTTGACCTGCACTAATAGTACCTCCTTCTGCAGATTTTTTCCAGAGAAGTGCGAAATCTCGTGGATCTGTACACTCACTTCGAATCTTAAAGAAGTTAGGAAATACTCCTAGATGCTTAGCCTGAATAGCTACTTCTAACTCTCCAGAAGGATCTGCAATATCGACCTTATTTGCGTCTAGTTTCTTTGACTCACCCGCAGAGGTACAAACATTTTCATATCCTATCTCTTTAAGTCTCTTAACTATTTCATACTCCCAATCTCGGCCCTTAGATTTGGATTTCTTGGCTCTATAGTGCCTAGCAGTATGATCGTCTAGCCATTCAAATAAGGTTTCATCTTTTCCACCAGTTCCAGGCTTATTAGCTCTAATTTTAATAGCTGCTATAGAAATTCCTGTTCCTAATGAGGCTTCTTCTATAGAAGTAAATTCTTTCTTTTCTCCGTTCTTAAATGTAGCTCTTACTGCCGTATTTAAGTCCTACTTCTTAACCATAAAATGAATTGTTTAATAAAGTTTAACGTTTCTTTCCTACCAAATTTCTTATAAAAATCAGAAATATCCTTTGCTCCATATTTTTTTGGAATATAAGCATAAGTTAACTTGGGATGCTCGTGTCGTATTTTAGCCATATTGTATAATCCAGGTCGATCATTGTCATAGAATACTACTACTCTTTTAAACCTTTTTTTTAATTCTTCTAACATAACGTCAGGAATAAATAAATTTTCAGAATTAGGAGCAATAGCAGTAATACCACAAGAATACAAACACATTACATCTTTCATAGACTTTGTAATTATGAGTAACTTTCCTTGTTTAGGAAGCTGGTCATAACCTTGAATTTTCTTAGCGGGCCAATTAGTTAAGAATCGATATTCCTTTCTTTTAGGAAAATAACATCTCCATAACTCATTACCTTGATACTTTTTACCATAATATCCAAAAATTGGACACTGCTGTTGTGATTTGGCACATAAGTTTCCATTTAGGAAAATATGCTTACAAGAATATACATTAAATTTCTTTAATATGTCTTCTGTAATTCCATACTTGAACCACCACTTTAATTCCAATTCTGAAAATGGTTGTATTTCAACTTGGATCTTTGCTGATTCTTTTTCTTCAATTTTAGTAGGATTTAAATTAATCTTTCCATAATTTCTTCGGAGGTCATTACTTTTTACTATCCCAAAATCATTAGCAATAATGCGAAGAGACTCCCAATAATTGCAGTGATACAATGCCTGTACAACCCCAAATACATTTAGATATTGTCCAGTAGCAAAATCCTTAAAAATTAATTCACCCTTTCCATTCCTGTATAGACTACAAGTTGGTAGATGATCCTGCCTTAGTGGACTTCTAAACAGTTTTTTAGAAATTGGAACCCTGAGATAATATTCCATAATTTGCTCTTCAGAAAATTTGGAAAGAATTAATTCCTTTGTGATTTTAACTGGGAATGTAAAGTCCATAATTATAATTTCTAACTAGCAAAGTTAGTAAATTCCAGTTAAAATTCAAAAGTAACTAGATTACTTTTTATATTAAAGTAGACTCTCAAAATCCATATCTTCAGAGCCTGCTGAAACAGTGTCTACACCATTAGCAGCTTCACTTCCCATAGATGTTGGTTTAGCGGAAGCATATTCTGCTTTTCTTGTTTCTTCATAAGCGGAGAAGAATAATTTATCTCCGATGAAGTTATCACAAGTAAATTTCTCACCTTGTTTATTGATAGCAACGAATTTAGGAAGAGCTGCTTCTACTGTTCCGTTGTGGGTTCTACCAACCAACTTCAAGTGCGTTTCCTTACCCTTAGCTGCATCAGTAACTTTGATGAAAGTTTTCACAACATCATCAAAAGACCTAAACTTCGAACTAAGTTCCTGCATCTTCTTGAAACCTCCTGGATTTAATACCTCTGCTACTTGAGCAATAAAGGTCATAGTTCTATCAAAAGAAGATGCCCCTTGATATTCGTGTCCATCCTTACTGGTATAAGTTGGACGCTTATCATCGCCATCTTTAGGATAGAATATTGATTCCTCATAATATCCATCTTCTCCCTCAAAGCGAACCCTAAGAATATCATATACAGCATTAACATCTTTCTTTCCCTGTATAGTTTCCTTCCTAGCACCTGCAAACTTCACAGGATAGATTCCCCATGGTTTCAGTCTTGGCTGTACGTTAGAAGTTGCTTGTGTTGTCGCTAATGATCCAAAATTAAATTCTGACATAAATTATTATAAATTAAAGTTGAAAAAGTTTGAATCTATCTCACTTATTTGTGCATCTTTATCATCTATTAATTCTTCTAAGTTCAAATCTACATCTTCTTCATCGAGTTGGATATTTTCGTCACCTTTCTTCTCAATTACTGCTATATTATCGGAAGTAAGCATAAACAATCCTTCTTTATTTGGATGAGCTACTACTCCAAACTTGTTTCCAAATTTAGATAGCTCTTCTATTTTCTTTCCTCTGTAAATAACAGTATTGTTGGTAGATATTTTGTTACCTCCATGAGTTCCGAAAGCTTCGTCCAACCCAATTATTGGTGTTACACCATTGTTAGACTCTTCGTACTTAATGTCAAGTTTATCTCCAGCTTCTATTCCCATTAATTGAATAGCTGCTGAATTGAGTCTATATTTATTTTCTTCAAGGTATAGAGTAGGATTAGTTTCTCTATCATCTTCTACCTTTTTAGTTTTCTTCTCTTTCATAGGAGATTTGGAAACAATTTTAGTCTCTAAAATTTCTCCTGTATCAGTGTTGACCGATGCTTCGTACGTAATGGTAAACTGATGCTTAGCTATCATTAGTCTTCTTCGTTATATGCAGCAATACGATCAATTACCATCTGCAAATCATTATCAATATATATCTCATCAAATAATCCCATAGGAGACTTAGCAGTGCAAGTTCCATCGGAATTAGTGATAAATTTATAGGCTGCATTACCATCGTCATCTCTCTGTATTACAGTAAAGAAAACATAAGTAAACAGACCTTCCAAAGTTATAACAGAATTCAACATCTTGCCTAATGTCTTCATCTTATACATAGGTGTAACATTGTCTCCAATATTCTCACTATGGGTAAGTATAACAACATTAAGATCGTCACGCATATTCATCGCAGATTTAAGTACCTGATAGGCGTGCTGTGCGATATCCGTGAATTTATCGTAGCTCTTCTCCTTCGCTCGGTCCATGGCCTCGAAACCCATCACATATTGATAATCATCGATAACTACAGTGGTTATTTCAGGCATCTTCTTATCTACAATCTGCAAAATCTTACCTATTTGATCAACGTTTGCAGAAGTATAGAAATTACCCTCAAGTTTACCATCTTTGATAGTAAAATTAGGATATTTTCTTACTGCACCTTTTATCCCAGGCCGCTTTCCTGTTGTGGAAATAATAAAAGTTTTATCGGGATTTAAATTACGAACACTTGTTGTTTTTCCACTACCTGATTCTCCAACTACTGCTAATAATTCAGCCATTATAATATAAATTTAGATGTTTGATTAACCTCATCTTCTAACTTTATGTCATCTTCAGACTCCTTCTCTAATAAATAGTAAGGACTCTTATATCTTTCATAATCATATATTTTATCTGGTTTAGGAAGTTCTGCATAATGGGAGCAATCACCATAAAAACCGAAAGGAATCCATATATCGGAAGTACCAAACCTACTCTTTAATAAAAATATTGCGATAAAGCTCTGTTCTAATACTTTAATGTTATATTTTTTATAAGTAGAAAGTTTAAATTTATGTGGACTATGTAAAGCAATAACGACTTGACTATCCTCATATAAGGCACCAGAATCTTTAAAATCATTTGCCGAAGGATCTTGCATAGATTGCTTTAATCTCTCATCACTATTGGCATTTCTATTAAATTGAGAAACATGAATTGGAGATACAATCTTAGTAGTATTCCTTAAAATTACAGAATCTCTAGAAATTGCATCCATCTCATCTTTTTTAGAGCGGCCGTTTGTTGCTTTTACTAAAGACACATGATCAATAAGTACTCCTAAAATTTGTTGCGGATTATTTGGATAATAAGCACCACCATCCCAATGTCCAAATCTTAAAAGCTGATTGTTCATAATCTTTAAATATTTTTCCTCTGTTAAAGTCCCGTCATAGCAAGTTATTCTTTTATCCAATTCATCAATAAAAGAATCGCATTGCTTTATGAGGTTATAATGTTCGTCGGATAAGATCATATCAGCTCCTCTAGAAAACATTTCTTTAAATCTTAGCTCAATACCGAAGTTATCAAAGATATACATTGAGATTAATTTTGCATAAACTTGTGGTTTAGTCATTTCTAGGTTAAATAAAATCCAATAAGGATCTCGTTCAGTACCATTTCCATTTAAGAAATTTATAAGCGGCTGATATAAAAATGCCCAAAGGGCATAAGTACTTTTTCCGCTTCCAGATGCACCACCTATTAAATAACTAGTTCCAGGAAGGAACCCATCCATATAAGTTTCTAATTTTTTTGACCCTATGGCTAACCCTATATTATGTCCACATCTGCCTTCTTCTACGAGTTGATAAAATTCTTCTTTCCCAGTCATTATAGCATCTTTACAGCATTATAATTAATATTTCCAGAATCTCCGTTTCTAATAGCTTCCAAATCTATCCAACCATTATTGATTACAAACGAAGAAAGTGAACATGAGATAATATTACCTTGTTCTTCTGCCCACTTAACCAGTTCTATTATATGATTATGTCTTTCCTCATTCCATTTAATACTTCTTCCATATCTAAAATAGCAGTCTTCTAAAGAATTGAAATGTTTAGCAACAGTCCTTAATGGAACTAAACTTCCATTAATTGTAGCAAACTGCGGATATGCTTCAAACAGTTCCTTACCCATCTCAAATGAGCTTCTATAGATATTCTTTACAAAGTTCTTATTTAAGGGAATGGAATAAGGGTCAAATGCTTCTCCTTCATTTGGAACTTTGAACTGCTTCAGAATCACTCCTTTATTCTGTAAGAATAATAACACATCCCTTAAATGAATATCACAAGATCGTAGAGCTTCTATATAAGATTGAAATGAATCCTCATTCTCTTCATCTTGTAATAATAGCAGAGTTTGTATGAATAACAATTCATTCGGAGTGATTCTATATTTTTCAAGGACTGCTATTTCCTCGTCTAAGTTTATTGTTAAATTTTTCAAGTAAAAGTTTAGATAATGATTTTATTATACCACATCTAAACTGTAAATAGTTATTCCGATTTCTCGGTGTTGTCAGTTACATACGTCTCTTCTTCCTTAATAGGAAGTTCATAACTTTGCATAAACTCACTTACTAGCTCGTATATCCTGTTTGATACTTTATTTACATCGTACTTCTTGTCTTGATAATAAAATTCTTGTGTTTCTTTATTGTAAGGTAATTTTTCTGTTACTGCAAGAAGTAAGATGAGTTCATTCATTCTCTCGTTTGTCATTTTCTTCTAATTCTTTTCTTAATGCTCTCAATCCTCTTTTATTAAGAGAAAAGAGCTGTGTTTGTATAGGCAGTCGTAGAGGCTCATGTACGTCCTCTGTGCCATCTTCCTTGCTTCCATAGGACTTTGTACGCCTCCACAATTTTGAATCCCTAGTCCAACCTCCAGAAGCAAATAAGGCTGTTTTTAGACTATGATGATAGTATAAATAGTTGAGAAGAAACTCCCAATAATACATATCACCATTTTCTATTTCTCCTAATTCACCTTTGAAAGTGACATTAAACGTAATACAGAATCCAATTCTTCTGAAGAGAAGAATCCAGATAATCGGATTTCGTTCATGTCTTGGACTATCCCACTTATCTTTCCACATTACATCATCGACAAATACATCAACAATCTTTCCTATTCCATCATAAGAAGCATACGGACAAATATTAATTCCATGATCCACATAATCACCAAATCGAGTATGTATTTTCTTTCGGAAGATATTTCCTACTTTATGAAAGTGAAGACAAGGCAGTTTAAAATACTTTCTAGCTTTCCACCAAGTTTTGAAAGGATTAAAGATAATGAAACTGAAATAATTATTCATAATTTAATACATTTTAAACTTCTTTTCAACAGGTTTTTCTTCTAGTTCTGAAATTCTATTCAAAGCATCTTTTAATTGCCTCTCTAAATGATATACTTTTGTTTCCATCTTATCAATATCTTTAGAATTTTCAGAAATTCTCTCTTCGTGATTTTCTACTAATTCAATCATAGCACGGTTATATTGATCAAAATGAAAATATTTAGCATTTTCATTACAACCTGTCTCCATGTTAGTATAACTTGATTTAACAATAGTAAGTATATTTTTTGCCTTTAACTCTTTATCTACTCTTTTAATTGTACTAGGAGATATATGTAATTTATCACTCAGCTCAATATTACTTAACAATATAGTTCCAGTACCACTCTCTTTATTTAGCATATATTGTTGTGATGCAACTAAATATGCTTTTTGCTTAAATGATAACTCTTTATTGTGAAGAAATTCATAAGAAAACGGTTCAAAATTAATATATTTCTTAAAAGAATAGCAATAACATTTTCCTACTTTTCTCCGTGCTATATATCCTAATCTTTCTAATTCTTTTAGTGATGTAGATACAGTTTTAGAAGTAGTGTTACATAAATTGGCAATCTTTTCTATTCCAACTAAGGACTCTTTTGAATCTTTATTTTGAAAACTTTTAACAGCTAAATAAATTAGCTAATCAGTTGGCCTTATATCCAACTCTTTTCCCAAATCATTCGGTAATTGAATATGTCTTTCCATTTGTTTATGTATTAATTAATAATACAAATATAAACAATTTTTTAAAATTTCCAGAATTAAAGTAAATCAAAATTACTGATGTTGGGGTCAAAATGACCGATCAAAATTACCGACATAAGAGGTCAAAATTACCGACATACTATACTTATTGTCTATACTTAGTTTACACTATACTTAATAGGATTTTCAACAAAATTTCAAAACCTAAAAGTAAATTCCTTAACTTTTTTGACATAAGGCTTTGGTTCTTTTCCAGCAAGTACATCATCGAGACCTTCTTCATCAATAGTTATATAAGAACTGTGTGCATGGCTCTTTTTAAACCACTCTTGCTCAACACTATTCTTAATTATTAAGTTAAAGATCTCTGCTTGTTTACCTTCTTCAAACCTAACAACCCTCCCGCGTCGTTGTGTTGCTTTAATTTCAGACGAATCAATACCAAGCATGATTGCTACACTTAAACCTTTACAATCTAATCCTTCGTTCAGCTTAGCCACGGAATTTAATATTCCGACTGTCTTTCGATTAAATTCTTCAAGATTAGCTCTTGCTTTCTTTTTATTATCTTTTCCTGTATATACTTCACCGATGCCTATAGCTTCAGCCATTTTAATATTATTAGAAAAAGTAATAATCTTTGAAAAAGGTCTTGCCTCAATGATTTTTCTAGTTACTTCTATCTTCTTAGGATGATTATTAATGAACTTTTTTCTGGCTTGTAATACCTGCATGAATCTTTGAGAATGGAATGTAATGTTCTTGAACATCTGTTTCCTTTGTTCTTCAGCTGCATTTGGTCCGCACATTTCATCTCTTAATTTAGCTCGTTCAATAAAACCATTTTTACCCAGTAAAGACATGATCCTATTAAAATCATAGGAAAAGAACTCAAAGTGGGCTTGAAATTCTTTATTTAATTGCTTTAAAGTATCAATATCATCCACATCTAGTAGTACTTGATACTCTTTATAAGGAGCTATCCATCCATTGATCAATGCCTCTTCTAGAGTTATTCGATCAATGACTGGACATTTCTTTTCAACTACTTCTTTCTGCTTACCATCAAGCCTTTCAAATGTAGCAGTAAGTCCTAAAATATACTTATATTGTATTGTATTAAAAATATTTACCAGAGTTGTGGCTGAAGCTCTGTGTATTTCATCAATTATAAGTATATCAGTTTCAAATTTATGTTTTGATGCAGTATTAATAACTAATACTTCTCCATTGAGACTACATCCAAGAGAATCTATTTGTGCTGTCCACTGATCTTTCAAATTATCAGTCGGAACAACTACAATAAATCTCTTTTCTGGATAATGGGATAAAATAGAACATAAACAATTTAACCCTATTCGTGTTTTACCTACTCCTGTTGGGGCAACAACACTTCCACAGCACTTATGTTTAATCCAAGATACTCTTGCTTCTTCTTGTCTTTGGTCTCTTGTCTTATATTGCATAATCAATTATCGTACAAAATAAAGCGACCAAGGTTTCCAGATAAACTGGACTAGTTAGGAAATTAATCTTCAGTAAGATTAATTCCACGGCTTTCCGCTACTAACTCAATTTGCTTACTTCTCTCTTCCCACTGCTCTATATGATAAGAAACTTCGTTTTCTAGCTTAAATAAGACCTTATCACGCAGAACAGTAAGTTGACCAGTAGTTAATTCTGAATACTTCTTTGGACGCAAGTTAACCATTGCTCGGAGTTCCTCAAAGTTCAAACCTGATGGTTTAACTGTTAAACGGACAGTATTCTTAATATTAAGACGTTCCTTGATTACTTCTAATTTACTGCGAGTATTCCCATCTTTATCTTTCTCATCAAATTCCTTCATCTCTTCTGGAGTAAGATACACTCCAAGATTTAAGATAAAGCTAAATGTAATATGTTTATTATCGATGGTGCCTAACATATCCAGACAGCCATCAAGAACTTCTTCTATTGAAATTCTTTCAAACTCTCTAGGCAGTCCACCTGTAATAGCGGCTATAGATATATTCTTCAATTCAGAAGAAGGAAAGTCCTTCTTGTTAGCGTTCATATACTTCCTTAAATCTTGTATATACAAATATCTCGGATAAGGTTTGCCATCTGCACAAATGGCACCAGATTCCAACTTGCGAAGGAACAGTTCTACATTACATTTCCTTCTCTGCTCTCCAATAATGTCTAAAAGAACGTATCTTCCAGGATTTAACTTATCAGTACTATACAGCATTGATTGACAATGCTTATAAAATGTCTTCAATTGCTCAGGAGTTGCATCTACTAATCTTATTTCATCCTGAGTTCCATCAGATTTTCTAGCTAATTTCCAAACAAATTCCTTAATGTCATTATTTTTAGCTTCTATAGCTGCTGCAAGTTTATCACCTATTTGTGTCATATTAAATATTCTTATTTGTACTATTAATTTTAAAATTAATCTATACTGTAAACTTGTGAGGTTCCTTCTTCTCCACAAACTTTATAAATTGAATATTATTGTAGTTATATGGAATCATTTTATTTCCATCAAACCACTTATCAATCCCAGCCCTAATTTCAAAGAAGTTTAAATATCCAACCTCACCAATCTTTATTTCTCTGTGGTCCCAATTTGGAAAGCGGGTACACATTATGTACCTTGTTTCTTTGGCTACATCACTATCTAAACACTCAAAAACATAAGTAATATAACCTAAAGTATCTGATTCACTCGCTACTAACTTCCCGAGGATTGTCATGCTTCTCTCTGTAATAAGTACATCCGTATTTAGCAAAATCTGACTTACACTTCTTAATTCCGTCAAAACATGGATACCTATTACACATAGAACAAGACCTCCTAGGAAAGTTAAGCTTAACTCCAAACTTATCCTGTTCCATTATTTTAAGAAAAGGAATAACAAAAAACCAGCGCTAACAGAAATTCCGCCTATTCTCCATACTAGAAGAGCGCGATTCTTTCTAGTAATTTGACTAGAAAGTTTCTTTTCTTTTTCTATAGACTCCTTATATAGTCTATCATACTCTAGTAATTGTAAGCTTTTTAAAGAATCTATCCTAGAAGTAACTTGATTACTTGACTTATAGTTTTGAATCTGCTCTTTTAATAACTTATTTTCTGTTAGTAGTTTTTTATGTTCTGCAAAAATTAAGTCAGTCTCCTTTAACTCTTTCTGAGTTATTGATACTATCGAATCTTGCTTTATTCCACCTAAGGTACTCGCGGAAGAAGTCGTAGTCAGCGTTAAGAGTGTTATTAATAATGGTACTGACTTCTTCTTTATACTGTTTATCATTATTTTGAATTAATATTTGTACAGTATCAATCCTAACCTTTATAGAGTCTTTAGTCTTCTCTAAACTAGACACCTCCACTCTTAGTGAGTCTATTTTTTTAGTACTGAGAGTGGAGGTGTTAGAATCCCTATATAAGAAAAATCCTAATATTATATTACAGATAAGCGAGAGAACAAGAATTATTCTGCCTGCTTTTTGCACTTCTTCTGCTTATTTATCCAATCAAGATAAGTATTAACATTATCAAGGAATTTTGGATTCTTAGTTACGTTATCTACAATGATTTTCTCGACCTCTGTAAATCCGTTCTTAATTCCTTCCATTTCCTTACACTTTTCAAAGCGAGCTTTAGCATCTGCATATCCTGTAATATACTTTTCAGGATTAGCTTTTAGATATTCAGCTTCCTGTTTAAGTAAAGCACGAACCATTGTTGTATTAATTAAACCTTTATAACTTACGAATACAACAGGATCAGATTGTTTTGCTCTACCCAAGGCTTTGCAAATACCAACTTTTTCTACAAATGTGTCTTCTGGATTACAGATACTTAATCCTAATTTAAGACCTTTAGAAACAGATCCAACTAAATCTGCCTCAACTCCATCACTTGTAACAACATCACATTCATAAGGAAAATCCTCACTGATTGCAGCGATAACAAAGTGATGAACTCTACCAGAATAATCAATGAACTGGTCTTTTAGTAATTCTATGTGTTCCATTTTTAATTTTTGGTTTAGTTGGAACGAATAAAGGGAGTTCCATTTCCCTAATAAAGCTTTCAGGTGCTCCAAGTAATACTATTTCTTTAACTATCTTATACTCCTTAAAGTCTTCTACTTTTGGATTCTTTTTAATCTTTAGAAGTTTATCAGATTTATAGTATTTATCTTCAAGAAGACAAAACCCATTTTTCCAATATTTATAAGCAGATACTTCATAGATAAAACAAGGAGCTATTTCGATACAAGCCTCATTAAATATATACAGGCCAGAAGGGGAGTTCGTTTGGTTTGTAAGTTCTTCCATTATAATAGTACTTACTTACTATTGGCTCTATACATTTAGTTTTCTTATTCACTATGTAATATCTGCTAAGAATATCACTAATTTGATGTTGCCAGCAAATAGTAGAATATGTCGTATGAGGAAATATTCGATTTTTCTTTAACTGAATAATTAGTTTAGCTCTCACAGGAATTATCCTCGTTGGAGCTATACTGAAATGCATCCTACCTTTATGCTGACTTTTCATGCTAGCTAGCAGTTTCTTTTCTTTTAAAGTCTTTGTCCAAACGCTAGAATCTCTTGGAACTGCCTTTGGGGGTCGTATACCTAATTCAACCATTAGTGCATCATCATGCACATCAACCCAACAATCCTCTTCATGTTGGATTACTTTTTTTACCTCTTTTTTCATGCGTGTATATTACCACATTTTGTACATTTGTAGATTACGTTAGTGTAATCATATAAAACATGACTACACACCTTTCCGCATTTAGGACATTTTAGCATCCTAGTGAAAGGATAAACTCTATTTACCGTACTCATTGAAGAATGAATTTACTATTTTTCGAATCCTTCGATTGAAGTGAATATTATATCTCGGATTCCAATTGCCTACCTTATACACCCATTTGATATTCTTGAAAGATAAACCACTTATATAATAAATATAACTGCGTTCTCCTGGATTTATAGTACCTCCACTTTCTAAATAAATAGCATAGTGATAGCAAGTATTATGTCCAGTTATAGAACTTTCTTTTTCTTTAAAGTTCTTAATCATAGAAAAGACTTCATGACTAATGCCAAGTTTATTCTTCTTTTCGTCAGAATACACTATAAGTTGGTATAGTAGTTTAAGTCTATCAAGGTGTTGTGCAATAAGATATGCAATAAAACAGCAGCCGCCTTCATTAATATTATAAGTATTCGCTAAATTTTCACAAAGCAAATTCAAGTCATCTACTAATTTGTGAACATTTAATGCACGCATAGTGCTTTCAATGATTCAATTTCTTCCTTAAATTCATTTAAATACTCATTCAATTTTAAAGCTTCTGAATGTTTTTGATTTATCCGATATTGGGCTACTTTCTTTAAGGCAGCATCAAGAGGCAAAGCATAAGCAACATTTTTAAATTCACGCCTAAGTTCTCCACCTCTTGGCTTTACAATATATAATAACTCTAAATCAAAGTGAATACTGTGCTCATTAACCGATGTTAAGCGAAAGTCTTCTTCTTCTATTACCATTCCTTATTTATATAAAACTTGTCTGGAACATTAACTAACATAAGTTAGTTTTCACTTTCCTTTATACTTAGTTAATTTAGTTATCATGATGCAGCTCCAGTCTTTTGATGAATACTGCCTGGACGAGTTAGAGATGCTTTGTCCTTTTCTGGAAGTCTATCCCACCATGCTTGTGCTGCCTTTAAGTTAGCCACTTTCTTTTTATATTTCATTACTTTATATTTAATTGTTCATTAATAGTAAAACGAATAAATCCAACAGCTTGAGGACAATTATATCCATCCATAGGAGCTAATAATAAACCTCTCCAAGCAGAAATACGCTTGTCCTTTTTAACTTCTCCTATTACAACTTTTCCTATAATAAAAGAATTAAATTGTTGTTCAACATAATTAAGAGCCTCTTCAACTGTATTAAAAGAAACTTCTTGAATTAATGCTTCCTCCAAAGGAACTGAACTACCTGTTAAGCTAACATGAACTCCTGTTATTTTAGCAAAAGTACCATAATTGTAGTTCTTGTCCCGATCATCACTATCAAGATGAACGATACAGAAACTACATCTCTTATCAAGAATAGTTCCTATTTTACCAACATCGTTTTTACGAAGTTGATTTTTAGTATTAGCATGTAGAATTAATATTCTATCGCCAACGT